CATTTTTTAGATGGTAACTCAGTAACCAAAGTAACGTATATTTCCTATTACCTTTCCCCTAGGGAGATCAACATAAAATAGAGTTACTGGTACTACTGAGTTACCTGAGATATTCATGGACTTTTAGCTTTTTTTACGCCTAGCTGTTCGGCTCCGGATTCTTCTTTTATAATGTTAACAGCGTTAACAAGTTCTGCTGCTTTTTCTGGAGTAGTTTCAAATATATCTCCGGTTTTGTAGACCGCCCTGTTGATAGCTACGTGGCTGATTTTTACTTGTACTTTTACCATGCAATCACCGTTTAGCTGCTTCCAAGTCCGGTAATCGAGCATACACACGGGTCCGTAAGTGTGGATGTGTTCAGGTGCTTGAACCGTGGAACCAGAGAACCAACCTGTTCCATGAGGATATCACCCTTTGGCCTTCCGCCTTCGTACCACAGGTCATTTTCAGGAACCTGAAGCTCGATGATATCGAAGAACCTGATATTTTCCTGAGAAGCTACAGGGCTGATCATCCCAGTTCCGGCTGCTAGGGCAGGAACTTCAAGAATCTGACCAGGCATAGCTCCATTTGGAGCGGCTCCGTTGAGGATTTTCAAGATCGCTGGAGCTTCTTCTTTTCCGGTGGAGTTCTCTGAATCCATGAGTTCTGCAAAGTTGAACGATGCCAGGGAAAGATTATAACCTCTTGAATATACTCCATCGGTTTTCAGTTCAGAAAGGCCAGTAGTTACCGCAGATTTGAGGTTTCCATATGTGCCAGAATCTGAAGCTGAAACGGTATTTCCGGCAGCCTGATACATCCCCTTTATGAGGTAGTTTGTCCCCTGAGGTTTCCAGCCATCGACAATAATATTATCCTGCTCGGTTGCAATTTTGGCAGTCATATCGGTTGAGATATCTTTCTCAATAGCAATTCTTTTGTTAAGATATGCCAGCCAATCTCTGTATTTGATTCTCACCATGTCCTGCTGGACAGGTACGCGGATCTGGGTGTTTTCGACGTCGATGGTGTCTTCAATATCCTTCTGGATGTCATAGTTTGTGATAGCTCCAGACCTGGCAACATATCTAAGGGTGTCAATTGTGAGAACTCCAAGCCCTTTGTTTGAGAGTTCAGGGTTAACCGGCATAAGCTGCCTTCCAACCGACTGAGCAGTTAGTACCTTAGTAATGGTAGGATCAAACTCATTTTTGAGTCTTGTAAGTAATGCATTTCCTCCGGTCATGATATCACTTCCTCGTTAAAACCCAAATCGCAGCGGTAGAAGACACGGTTGTGACTGATTTTTCAGAATCGGCTATTACATCAGTGTTCCCGGTGCTTTTGGTGTCAGATCCACTTTCCACGACGGAGACAACCCCGTTTATGGTTGCGGCGGTGAGATATCCATCTGTTGTCACAGACAGTTCTTGTCCTGGTGTTATGGTCTGGTTTGTAGTCAGTCTTGCCCTTATACGCTTTCCAGCTCCTCTTTCAACGGCTACCCAATCACCACGGGCAAAGGCAGTGTCGATAGTTGCAGGCTTGTCTGGTGACTTTTCATAGGACAGGAACCCAATGACTTTCCCACCGGAAGACCCGTACTCTTTTACGTAGTTGTCCGTCGTATCCATTATCACGGCGATGCCTGGTAACATTTTAGCGGCGGTTGCGTTTGGCCCGACCTGGAAAAATTCCTCCGACATTCCTGGGCCCTGCCTGGTCGAGTTGTCGACTGGCCTGAATCCTGGTTGTACTGCCATGTTCAGACCCCCGTGGAGTATGTTTTTGTCATCGGATCAAATATCGGACTTTTCAAGGTTCCTGATCCTTCGTTTGCTGGATATACAGGCGCGTTACTTGCAGACAGTTTAACTTTCAGAGTTTCAGTCATTTCGCTAAAATCCGAGGCTGTTAACGCTGTGAACTGATCGGCCTTAGTCTCCATACCAAGTGCTTTCCTGGCTTCAACAAAAGCTTCCCTAGCATCAGCATTGGCTTTTAATATGACCTGTTCAGCGTCATGCTCGGTTATCGCGGAGGCAATAAGTTCTTTAACTTTTTCCATAGGCACGCTTCCAGCCTCTTTCTTTTCAAGAGAGGCTATTAGAGTTTCTTTATCCTGGAGTTTCTTTTCAAGATCCTTGACAGATGCCCCAAGTTCCCCGATCTGCTTTTCAAGCCCTCCGACTTTCCCGGCCTGCTCGCCAAGTTTGGCAATTTCGCCATCCTTGCCTTCGATTTCTTTCTTGAGATTCTCAACTTCTTCTTCTTCAGGAGTCAATTGACCACCTTCTATATTTTGTGATGATGCGATTAGTGTAAATTCTGTAACAGTTCTCAGCCCGACTTCTCCACCTTCGGCGGCTGCAATCTCCCATGATGCGTCCGGCCATGCTGGATTTTGCACAAGTGTTAAGGATCGAGCGTTAAACCCGTTAGCCCAACCATCGTCAACGCTTGCAGCTTTCCCATAAATTGACCATGTGTTTTTCCATGTCCCGTCTTTGATTTTCTGTTCGGCTACAGAGTCAGTTACGGCAACTCTGGCCCTTACCCATTTTCCATTTCTCCATGAATCAACTACGTTTCCTATTTCGGCTTTAGGATCTTCGTTGATGTCACAGTCGTGAGGGCCATCACGGGAACATATACGGGAGACTGAGGATTTAAGCGAGTTTATAGCGTTATCTACTTCTGATTCTTTGATTCCCCAACCGTTGACGTTTTTTTCACCAATGGGGAACACATCTCCCTCAATAAAAATAGTCATTAATTATATAGTAACGGCGTTAACATATTAAAATATATCTGTTGGATATTGAAAAAGATAAAATAAAAAAAAGAAATTAATTAATCTAAATCATCTATGATTTCTCCGAAAGTTGCATTTCCCATCCATGCACTAAATCCACGAGGGCATTCTAAAACCTCATGGTCGCCGTCGGGATTAAGGAGACAATCGATGCGAACTTTCAAGTATCCTTTTAATTCACCATCTAAATAAACAGGGAGTTTCTTTTTTGGTGGAAGTTCTGGAACCTCCACCAGTGTATTCATTATAGTATCAAATGAATATGGCTTATAATCAGGGTTGCAAGAGGTATACGTTCCAAAATCCATTTAATCACCAGTAAAAATTAATTATTAATTTACTATTGGACCATCTAACATCAATGCAAGGAACGGTTTAGAAACATAACAGTTTTCACCAACTTTGATGCATATCAATTCCTTACATTTTTCACTTGAGTAGGGAGCGCGCTCACAGTCATTGCACTTATTGATTTTTGTTCCGTTTCCTATTTGACACCCAATAACGTTTGACATTGTTATCACCTCCGGAAAATTAAACATTTGAAGGCAATTGATTGATTTATTTAATTCCATTTTTCTCATATGCATAACTTCGAATGTCATACAGGGGAGACAGTATATTGCTTACATTTGGTTCAGTCTCCATCATTATCTCAAATTCGTCAATAATTTCGTCTAGCATTCCAACCGCTTCTAAATCACGAATATCAACCGATAGTCTCGGAGTAACTTCATTTTCCATTATAGCGGTTAGTTGTGGAATTCTAGACATCATGTAAGTTTTACGATGCATACGTTCAACGAGTTCAATTCCTTTTTTACGAAGTTTATCTTCTTTTGTAGGCAATCCTAGTAACTTCCTGACGGCGTTCTCCAAATCCATTTTATCACCTACTCGTTTAGAATTTATAAAATGTCTACTTAATCTAAGCCCATGTATTACACGTTTGCAACACGTCTAAGGCGTTTGTATCTGGTTAGTGTGTGGATCAATAGCGAGCTTTAAATTAAGTCTTGTTGCGTTACATCTACCCATCCCGAAAGTGGAGCTTGACAAGGGTAAGATGTGCAGTTTCCCCACTGATCAGCCATGGCTTCTGCCAATCCTTTGAAAGTTCGGCTCCGGATCTTTGATTTCTGTTCTTTTGTTCCGCCTTGTGACTCACACCAATGGACGTTTTTGCCCGTTGAACTAATTCGAATCGGGTCAGGTTCACGAAGCATGTTGGTAGGATGCAGTAATGGGAGGTTTTTTAACCACATGCATGTGGTTTTTTTAACCGGATGCCCAAAGTAATAAGGCTGGACGATCTGGTCAGGTCCTCGATATATCGAGTTTATATACCCAACTGGATTCTCTATCGCGATGCGCGGAACTGGAGCATTAACCAATTCCATGAAAAACTTAACAGCTTCTTCTCTTTTTTCCTTCCGGCCCGGTGAATTATAAAACCTATTGGCGGCCGTTGTAAGATATGTGCATGGAGGATGCCCTATTAACATGTCCCATTTTTCACTGTATAATATATCTCTAACATCCCCTTGGTAATGTGGGCCAGACCGCTCGCTTGGTTCAAGATCGCAGCTTATAGCATCGTGCCCCTTTTCTAGAAAAGCATCTCTGACAATGCCTGAAAATTCACATGCTATCAAGACTTTCATATTTAACCTCTGTTTTCAATTTGTTTCCTCAATTCTTCCGGAAAACAAGCACTTATTCCGGATGTAAAGATGGCTCCATAAAATTCTTCTAAAGATAAAGTTATGAATCCCGATATTATACCCATATCAAACATCTCAAGAGCTACTTTTTGAACGTCTTCTGGAAGTTCAGCAGTTATGGAAACTCGGTTTTTATCTTTGAATATGTTGTTTACATATTCGATTGTGTCAGTGGACATTTCACGCCCTCTTCTCATATTTCATTTCCTGATTCACATAATTATTATGAACGCATTGTGAATACATCCTGCCTATAATTGTATCACAAGCACAGCAATCAGCATCGCGATTGAAATGTATGCAATTCCATGAGCAATCTGGGCAATATTTACCCTCTTGAATATCTTTTACTGTAGTCATTATATTACCCTCTCGAAAATTCCACAATAACAGACTCCATTTGCTTCTAAGTCCGTGCAAACATCAACACACGGGCATGATGTACCAACCTTACACAAACAGGCAGGTTTTCCAGGCTCGCCATGATAATTCATGAGTTCAATATCCGTGATGTGGCTATCCATGCAGGGATTACAGTTTAAATTCTGCGCGGTATGTCTGAAGAAATCAAAGAGTTCGGTATCCAGAACGAAAGCTGGCATTATTCAGCCTCCTTAATCAACGGGCAAATTTCCTCTCTACACACCATACAATGGCTTTCTGGACGACCGCAGATGCCAAGATAACTATAAAAATATTCACAGTTTCGTTTTGGGTATTCATCTGACATTAATTCTCAACCTCCTCAAACGAATTTACCACATCGACAACTCTTTGAACTAACACCGGATCTTTAGTATTGAGTATAACGTCGTATCCATCCAGGATATTAAATATACGAGGAACTAGAGTACATGGATTTATTTGTATTTTGTATGGGATTTCAGGCCCCCGCTTGCCTTTGTTAAGTGCTTCCATGACATCGGGAAGCCAGTTTTTTGGAATTTGTAGAGTTAGTTGGATATCAAGTTTCATAGTTTAATCTCCCTTAATCCCTGGTTAATTCAACATTTCCGGAGTCACTATTTATATCTACATAGCCTAACTTATTCAAAGTTCCATAATCTACTATATAAACGTCAGATTCCGGAGAGCATTTTGATAGTTTTTCTCGCAGTTCTTTTACTTTCATAGTTTAACCATCTCTTTATCAGCCTCTATCATTTCCCATATTGTACTCACCTTACTATCCTCACTAGATGCGTTATCGACCCGACATCCCGGAGCCCCACATATCACTCGTAAAGCAGTAGATCCGTCTTTAAACGTCCATTTATATAGGGTCCATGACTGACCGCCGCATACAGGGCATGTTATTTTTTCATAGTTTTCATTCATCGTAGCCCTCCAACACAAACGCAGCTACTATCGAGGAAATCCACATTCCCACATTCCGGACATGTAAGAGTATTTCCATCGTCAATTTCTTCAGGTTGTACGTTGATTAGGCAGGTATGACAGTATGTACATTCTGGACCTCTTAATGGTATATTTATTCCTCCTCTGTGATTTCTTCAGCGTTTACTTCGTCGATATCTTCAAGTTCGTATTCATTCGAACACTGCCAGCACAAAGATCCAACCTCACAGTTCTCATGTTCCCATCCTTTCTTAATTGCTTCTTCTTTAGATTCAGCTTCAATCGTGGCAATTTCTTTGCAAACATAGATCATTGCATACACTCTAAATTTTTTAATTGGTCACTCCTCCTTCTTTTCATCCGTCGTTTTCCACAAATAGCACCCAAACCCCACATTCATACCCCCGCTTATCTCCCCATTTTTCCACATCTTTATAAGTACTCTCTTAACTCCATCAGTTGAAATGTTCTTATATTTCTTTGGTTTGAGTTTAGCTAATTCGTCTCTAACCTGGCTGTTTTTTAAAGGGGTTTCAGCTTTTTTGAGGACATTTTTAATGTCCTCTTGTTGGATTATCCGCTGAAAACCTTCTTTTCCTGGCGTTCCGCTAGTCACGGATTCCATCTCCTAAATTCTTCACGTACTGCGGAATATTTGTCCACGTGCCCGCATGGATTAGTCCACCCGTCCACTAACATCCATCTTGATCCATCGTATGACCTCACTTTTTTTGTTTCTCCTCTCGGCATCCCACAAACCGGGCACGCCCATGAAAGTGTTACACATATTTTCTGGATTCCATCGTGTTCTACACATGATGGTATTATTACGGTTTTAGTTTCCATATTTAGATCCTCGTGGCCTTGTAGCCTTAACTATTACTCTATTATGCAACTTAAAGTATATTAAGTTATCGTTATCTTATGAAAATGATAACTTATTTATAATATAACAGCGTAAAGGAGTATACTAAATTGTAAGTAGGCAATAAGAGAAAAGGAGATTCGGATGTTAGAGCATATCAAACAACAATTAGAACATATCAAATCAAACATGAAGGATATTGAAATGTGTTCGATAAATGGCAATTTAACACCGTCTGAAATCGAGACATGTTCAACGGGTATACAACTTAGTGCGGATTTTCTAATGAGTGTGTGTAGCACTATAGATAAGATGCTACCAAATGAGCGGGGTTATGGAATATGCGATGTGTGTGGGAAGAGGGTTTCAAGGTTTGAATTAAGAAGTTGTGCAGATAAAGATCATTGCAAAGATTGTTATCGTGTTTATCTCACACAGTATGGAATTTAAAAAGTAAATCCCCAAAAAAGAAAATCGAGGTCAAAAATGTCTGGAATAGTGCTATGTGTTATAACAGTAATTATATTTCTGGCTGGATGGAATTCAGCGAATCTGTATATGGAACATCAGATAAAAGTTGAAGAGGAGAAGATGCAGGCGAGTAAAAACGTGAATGTTTATAGTCGTGCGCGAGTGTTGCATGGATTTCCTGAGGGAGATGAATAAATGGATAAACTAGAAGCAAGCTTAAAAACCATTGATATATGCGCCTCATTAATCGAAAAATCAACTTATACAGCCAGCGTGGCATTTGACAGTAGGAAAATGTTGAAAAGTGGTATCCTGGATACCATCGAAAGACTGTCTGAGATCGTTGAGGAGATTGAAAAGGGAGATTAATTAAAATGTCTGTAACCTGTTTTTGGGATTTGATATAATGATAGTTAAAAAGAAAGAAAAACTCCACATCAAGCTCTCATACAAAGAAGCATTGAAAATCAGAGACGAGTTTGGAGAACTAAAAGGTGTGAAGGACAATATGAAAATAGTAGAATTGATGGAACGTTTTGATATGGCAGGAGTGTGACGTTTTTGACTAAATTTCGAATATTCGCTGCGTCTGGCGTCGAAGTATGTACGATTGAAGCCGATTTTAAACTAACTGTGCCCGAAAAATTCACGAATTTTTACAAAGATCGGTCTGGTAAATGTAGACAGGCGGATCAAATTAGTATATTCCCTAATAATAAACATGACAATGATGGTTTAGAATTAGTACTTGACATCCCATATAATTGGGTTGCAATTCCCGAGGATATTATTGTAAAAAATGAAAATAAAAAACCTGCTGAAATTCCGAGGTTTGAAGATGATAGGATTAATATGCGACTTGCTTTAGGGAGATATTGAGAATTAAAGGAGTTAAACAATGAAAGTTAAACAACTTATCCGTGAACTATATAAATGCAACCTTGAAAATCAAGTGCTTATAATTTCATCTGAATCCGGATCGTTTAATATAGATGGAGTGGTTGAGGAAAGTAATGTTGTATATATTGAAGGAGAATGAAAAATATGGACGATGAATATAAAAAAATGATTTTAGCGTTACCGGCTAAATTCGTTGCAGGCTGGGAATATAAAAATGGAGATGCGATCCTCTTAAAAGAAATGACTGGATGGAATGAGTATCATATAGGTGATTATTTACTCGAAGACGGAAAAATAGGTTATATTGATGGATGGGAATGTGAATTCATTCCGGATGACCACGAAATAAGACCAGTTCCAAGTCAAGAACTGCTTTTACAGATATATAAAACCAAACACGGACTTCAGTTCGAATCCCTTGCGTTATTGTGGCTTGCCAACTGGATCGAAGACAAAGTAACCAATGACCACGGGTTTTGTTTAAAATGCCAAAGTGCTGAAGCTATTACGTTATTATGGGTGCAGGAGACATGTTATAATATGAAATGGGATGGTGAAAAATGGATCTGACAACTCAATCAAGAACAGTAACGTGCCCAGAAATGGTAGTTTCAATTAATAATGAAATTGTTGGAACAGTTGACGAGTTAGAGTTTTCGCATGGGGATTGTAAATATAATTTTAAAGAAGTTAGGAATGGAGTTGAGTAAATGCCAGAAAAAATAAAAATAACAATTGAGAATCTAAAAACGAATACTAAAGAAATTCTACATGTAGACGAGGTTGAAAGACCATCTACATCGAATGAGATGTTAATATATAATAATGGAAACATAAGAAAAACTGAACGTTGGGAGAGAGTTTATATTTGGCTTTGATTAATGGAGTTGAGGAATAAATCATTAAGTAGATATTCCAACCCCCAACTTTAATAACCTTTTTTCAATATCTTCCTGCAAAATAAACTTATCAATGGCATACCTATCTTTAAATTTTTCAATGTCGTTGAATACATTTTTAATTACTTTTTTGTCCAGGCCATCCTTAAGCGGCGTGAAATCCTGCCCTATGGGTTTTCCAAAATCACGATTTTCATATCTTAAAGAATTGTCAACTTTCATCGTCAGAGTAACTGGAATAATAGTCGTCCTGCACCGCATATGGAAGCCAGGAGTATACTGTTTACCTTCTTTAGAATCCGCCCGGAAAATAGTTCCATGAAGCATTCTACATATTGGACTTGTCCGTTCATCTATTTTTGCATATATCTGGAATTCTTCAATACCGTTTTGTTGGTATCTGTGGAGGGCCGTACTGTTCGCAACATCCGCGCTAAATGTCCTAGCAAACCGTTCAGCCCGGTATTTCTCCCCGCCCCACAAATCAACCATACGTTTAGCGAGTGTTGCAGGAGCCTCTTGATAAATGCCCTCATCCTTTAGAGTTCGGATAATAGATTCTGAAACCAGACTGCTTAATTCGGTAGACTGTCTTACAGCCTCTTCAGTCAGTGGTAGAACTTCAGTAGATGCAAATACCTTAACTTGGTATTTTAGAGGCGGTATAGAAGCCGACGTTTGCCCGTGTAGCTCTTTGTCAGTATACCCAACTGTATACAGGCAGATATCATTAAGGATATTGTCAACCTGAATTTGAAATGTTTTTGAAGAAAACTGTTTTTTAATTGCTGATTTAAGGCCGGATCCTGAAACTCCTTGAATACCCTTTCTGAAAGTGCGGTCAAAAAGAGAAATGAAATTAGATTCGATTTGATAAATTTTAGGAGTGTCTAAGAGCATATTTTTCATAAAAACGCCACTATAACCAGTTGAATTCCATGTAAGAACTGATCTATAAGAAGTTCAGCATTTCCGGAAACTTGTTTCCTCGCTTTCCATCGATCAATAACGAAATGACCGGCTACCAAAAAGAGCACTTTCCATACTGCGAACATTCCAAAATATAAAAGTCCTGCGGATACAGTGCCCGCCCAAATAAAGGAATGTGCAAATAGGAGATAGCCATTCTTTCCTTTGTTTTCGGCTAAGTATGCGCCCTGCAGTGGAAAGTCTCCGAGACAATGAAGGAATATTAAGAAGAATATAATTTCAATCATTTCTAGGCTCCCATTTCCCACATTCAGAAATTGTATTATAAGCTACTGGCCTTTTCGTGTCAGCACACTCGCCCATAAGCTTAGGCGGGTAATCATCATCTATTGTGTAGTTCCGGCAGGTCCCGCAGATTTCCGACATTCGTTAACCACCAGTTTGTATATTTATGCACTCTTATTCTCTCGTACATGTTTTCATAAGAAAAATACATCAGTTTAAGTCGTGGTTGGATGAACAGAACGCAGGCATGTTCTCCAAATACTAGGTATGGTAACAATTTTAACCTCTTGTCACATTTTAAATATCGTCGTCCTGTGAAATGCAATCATACATAGCCTCAAGTGCATCTTTCCTTAGTTCGGGGCACTTGGAAATTAATTTATCAACGACTTCGATTACTCCTTCCTTTACAGTAGAAGTGTTTGCAAATACCATCATTACCCCGTAATCGTTTTCAATGTCTGTTCTCCAGCCGTTTATATAATTTTCAATTACTGAAATGTGCAGCATGTTTTTACCTCGTTGTGATTTTCTGGTCATTTTCTTTGGCTTTTTGAGCTTCGTAACGTGCAATATCAAGCCGTTGTCTTTCGATTTGTCCCAATGTTACAAATATTTCACACATTTTCAACATCTCCAAACTAACCCTCAATTGGTTACAATGCTCAGAGTCAAAACATCCCCTGCGTTAATATGAAAACTTAAAGTTCCTACGAGAGTACCATCAACTTTTGTATTATCCGTATAATCACCAGCGGGTTTTTCAATTGTACACACTCCGTTCGCAAATGCGACTTCTTCTACTACACTCCCGCTTACGTTTTCAATGATCTGTGCAACGCCAGAAGGGATAACAGTAACACCGTCTGCATAAAGAGCGGTCAAGGTTACTGATCCGGTCTGGACGGTTTCAGGGGTTGTTACTGGGGTAGGGCATTGTAATTCCCAGAAAATTAATTTGGTGTTTATAGTAACGGTGTTAACATATTAAAAGATATTTATTAGAAAAACTACACGGGTGTAACCGTAAACTATAAACTGTTTAAAATTCATTAATATATACTGAGTAAAAAAGGATGATATAAAATGGCAAGACCTTCAAAATCTCTAAAATGGCCTCATACGGAAGAGGTTGATATCAATATAACAAATCATGATAAAATCATAGAATCTGTAACGGATTGTAGGGGATATCCCAAATACATATTAAAAGCGTACGCTGGAAAGAAATGTACTGTAATAATCGGATGCTTAGAACTCGTTACGAATTGCGAGAGAGACAACACAATTTCATTAGTTGAGAATGATAAAGTATTTTCATGTGGGTTCAATCGCGTTGGGCATATCTCGTCTATAGGGATTGATAATGCAAATAAGACAATTGTTATTATAATACACGATGTCAATTAAATACAATGGTAAACTATATATAGTTTAAAACCCATTACTATATTGTAGTAAGGTAATAAGGAGGAAAATGTCATGCAGTTTAAATATAATACAAAAGAAGGAACAATCGAATTTGATGGAATCATAGAACCTGGAATGGGGCGAAGAGCAACGTTTATACTCACTCTTACAAAACCGGTAAACGCGGCGGGGATTTTTGAAAGGAGCGATATTCGGTGGGATCGGAATACGAAAAGGGCAGTGGGACTCAACACATACAGCAAAGAAATCGTCGAAGCATTTAATAAAAAATATGGTACTGAAATTTGTATTGCAGTACCCGATGAAGTAATTAATTACATCATCGAAAAAGACGAAGAAGCCAACGAACAGATAAAAAAAGATAAAATCAGTCAAGATTTTGAATATACATTGTATGATACCGACACATACGGGATATACAACGGCATAAGTGAATTTCATATCAAAGAACTTGTAAGAGATATAAAAACCAAACTAAATATAGATGTGTTTTTGTTTGCAGATGATCTAAAATACATCCTCAACAACGATCCTGAACTTAAAGCAATTGCAATAGAAACGTACACCCCGTATCTAGAGAATGAAAACTGGAGCGAAGAAACAAAGAGAATATATAGAGAAAACGTGGAGAAAAAGAAAGCCGCCGGATACGGAACAATCCCAAATAATATTATGAGGGAAAAAATAAGCAAAATACTAAAAGATACTCATGATAAAGAAGTGGAGCAGGAACAAGAATATAATGAGAAAGTTGAGTATCTAATTGAAAATGCAAGACGTACAGGAGAAAAACAACTGATATCTCAAGGTACAGTACCGTGCAACGATCCGAGAGAAGAGTGCAGTACAGATATTATAGCTTACTGGGCTATGCCTGATGGAACCACTAAAGAAACTCGAAACCACACCTGGTAAGTGGCTTATGGCTGGATGAGGAATGAGATTTAAGGAAGTGTAAATAAATGGTAAAAATAAACTTTAAACATAAATATCCTAGATTACTCGACGATGTTCAACTTGTAGGAAGTACGATATCCGATTTGGAATATAATTACAAATTGGATCAAACCGTATATTTAGTTCAACTAATAACCGGAGAAAAACTGGCGATGATCGCAGATCATTATACTGATGGTTCTAATTCGATTGGATTCTATGACTTAGAAAAACAAACCTGAACTTAATGAGGAAGTGTAACCAGTGTATTTACATCCAAGACGATGGGTAAAAGTAAAAATTAAAGGTTTGGTATACCGGGGAATAATCGCGGAAGTCCACGAAAACAGAATTGATATAATGATACAATCCCCGACAGATAACTACCTCCGGCGGTTTTCTGTACCAATTGAAGATATAATAGACGAATGATGATAATTTTAAGGACGTGTAAAAATTACAATAAAAAATATTGAACTAGCATACGAAGTGTTTATAGTTTTTTGGGGAGCCGTCTCGTTTATATTAGCTACTGTTGCGAGTAGTCTGGTACTATTCAATTTTGTGTATTTCACAGGTTGTTTATTATTCTTTGTTTTCGTGATGACGCGCGGGAATGATAAAAATATAACGAGAACGGAATAAATGTTCTTAACTAACATAAGAAATAAAAATATCAGACTCGCTCGGGATTTTCTCATTTAACTTTTTTACTAAAGATTCAGCTTCAGTCTCCGATGTACAAGAGATCTTAACAATTGTTTCTTTAACCGTTTCTTCGGGCGCTGGCTCTTCAATTCCAGGCTCTTCTTCCTCTTCACTTTCGACATATTCATACGCGAATACAACGCTCTTGAGCATTGCCTGAGAGCCTTCATACGAAGTTTTCATATGGAAGCCGAGGTCAATATCTATCCCGACGTCACCGGTATGATTGAGATTCCCATAAGCCTTTCCGGGCTTTGCTGAAGCAGTGTGAATTTCAACCAGCTTTTTTGAACCTGCCGTGAAACAAACAGAAGCAACGTGCCCGGCTGATTCATTCCAGAGATACAAGGAAACGTCATTAAGTTTGATTACGTATCCTTCCTTACCAGGAATTGTAACAGTCTTTAGTACCTCTATATTCGATTCCAGATTATAATCTGTTTCTTTCGTGGACCATGTTACATCGTCTGGGAATCGGTAAACGCTCATAGTTACTCCTCCCTGTAAACTTTAAATTCGGAATTTTTAAAGTTTTCTGTTGTAACCGTTTTCAGTTCATCGACTAAACCGCTTACATCCGAGCCCGTGATTACCACGTATACCGGAGTTGAGACAACGGGATCTGCAGTTACAGGCTCTTCTTCCTCAACGGGTTCTGCGGTGGTTGTCTCGGTAAGCCCCGCGCCCCATGAATAGTACGGGGAATCTTTGCTAACGTAGTATTTACCGTCTGAATCTTGCAATAACAGTGGATTAGCCGTTTTACTTCCGGTAGCTGTCAATCCATTATATAGGTCTCTTACGTTTTCATAAAACGCATTATCCGCGATTAAAACCGAGTATTTACCGGCAGGACTACTGATAGCTGATCCGTTTTCAGCGCCCGTTATGTTACCCCTCGCTATAGTACAGAATATGTTATTTTTCACAGTTGAAGAGTACCCCTTTCCTTTTGATGCAGCATTAGACCAGGGGCCATATGTAATCCCGGAGCACTTGCAATTTACAAAGATGTTTTTTAGGACGTTAACGGCATCCCAACCATCACAGCATATGCCTCCACTGCCCGCAACAGTTGATATTTTCGAAGTTACTCCGCAGTTTTCAAAAACGTTGTTCTGGACTGTGAGCTTTTGCCCTGCGCTTACTGCAGTATTTACAAGCCCAACTATCCAGATCCCAGGGCCCCAAGATCCTTTCAGATAATTATTTTCTACTGTGATACCATTTGCTGCAGTTTCAACCTGGATCTGCAGTATAGGGCCGGTCGAAGTACCTTTAAGTTTGTTAACATAATTATTATTCTTGATTATACCATTCTTGACATTCCGCAGCCTAACCGCGCAATTGGTCCGGATCTCACCATAATTATCTTTTATCATAACGTTGGATCCCGTGTCAACAAAGACTATATCATGCCCGCATTCGGCCACGTTTGTTTTTGCAAAAACAACGTTCGTAGCGTTTTTCAGTCTGGCTATATCTCCAAGAGTGTGCTTGGCCGTTAGGTTGTATATCGAGATCCCGGTAGCATTTGACAGCCCGATAAAATTAGTATATCCCTTACCTGTTTGAGCAGTGCTCACGGGATCAGTTCCCGCATATCCAGGAATGCCGTGGAGTTTCGTGTCATTTCCAAAAAATTCAATCCCGGAAATGTAAACGTTTTTGATTGTGCTTTCCTTCTGCCCTATTACCGGAGTTGACATTCCAAATTTTCCACTTAAGGGAAAAAGCTTGTCTGTAATCTCAGAACTGAGCGAGAAAACCGGGCGTTTTTTCTCCGAAACATTCCCGAGAAAATCAGTTCCGGAATAAATCGTGAGTGGTTTTTCAACGGATATTGTCAACAAATCCGGAAACTGATAAGTTGTAGCTTTTGATCCATTGTCATCTATAATGTCCTGAAGTTCGTCGATTGAATTGCAGGACGTTGGTATTTTAACAGTTGGCATGTTATCCTCACGATAGTGCTATTAATTTATTTCCGGTTGCCTCTGAATTTGCTCCCACTTTTACAATTCCATTTGTAGTTCCATAGTGAGTATTATTATTAAGTGAATTGTAATCTACGGATGATCCCAGTATACTAACTTCTTTTACGGCAGAATTCGCTGTGCCGGTACGATTAATGATATTATTACCTTCGATATTTGCTCCCCACATATCAACTAACAATATACCACTATATGCATTCGCTATTTGATTCACATCTGATATTATATTATTTTTTACCATCGCGTCCATACGATTAGACGCGGCACCCCGTCTCAAATAAATACCGCCTTGCCCGATGTCATTTATAATATTTCCATTGATTACTAGTTTTACGGGTACAGTACTCACACTTTCTGAGATGTCCAGGTGTATCTTAATTGCTTCTGCTGTACATCCGTTGATTGTATTTCCTTCAATTGAAACGTTTCTATAATCCTCACGTCCCATATATATTGCTGGTAAACAATCTCCCACCATACCTGGAATACTCTTGACATTGTTAATCTCGTTATTGTGAATTTTCAAGTCTACTATACATCCGGCGTGGTTGTTGAGTTGACATCCATCATACAGCGCATTGCCTCGCGTATTTTCAATGATGTTATTTTCGATCAATGTCCGCGAGTATGGCGCACCTGGCCGACGTAGGACGCCTCCACCACCGAAGACTATATTATTTGAAAATATAGAATCCGTCGTAGCGTCATCGAATGCATATGTACCATCATATGGAGAATCGAGATGGAGGCCTGGGTATATTTTATTCCCTGTGATCGTATAATCAATTGTCATTGGATGCGAGTCTATCACGGGCGCGGTTGGTGCCATATTAGCACCAATTAATAAATTATTTGTTATATAGACACAGCGATTTAGGCCCTCGTACCTTCCGACCCACCCCCCTTTATACAGTGCCGCCCCGGTGCCGGCAGCTATAGTATGCCTACAGTCTGCAATTTCATTTTTGTCGATGTATATATATGCCGATGCATTATTGACATTTACACCGTAACCAAACGCCAGTAATGCACTACCACGTATATTATTTTTGGACACTAATACATCATAGCAACTAGATAACTCAAGTGAGCGTTTCCCACTATTTAAAAATTTACAGTTCTCAACGGTGCTATGAGATCCATAGATCAATAAAAGAGCGTTTACCGCATTTTCCCGCCCGGTCCCAACAAATTTAATATTTTTTATATTAAATTGAGCAGGACGATAAACTTTCACAGTAGTATTAGAAGTGAGATATGCCCGGTATAGTGGCTGGGATATCGTAACCGTTGAAGTTCCAGTATCAACACTCACTACTTCGTACATTTCTCCAGTGGTTTGGTCTGGATATTCAATTGGCGACCATTTATCGGTATTATATATTTTTATTAAGTCGCCTGCTTGTATTCCTGTTACACTGCTTAGAATGACTGAAAGAGAGTATATAGGAGCATCCATAGAAAGGGTAGTAGCCAGTACATCATCACCACCGAAAATTAATACAGCAGCATCGGAACTCCCTCCTGATAAATTAAATGTGACATTTTTGTCACCAATAAGATTAAAAGATTTCCCGTAAGTTCTGATTGGAGAATCAATATCATATGTCCCGTCTAAAAATAATATAGTCTGCTTGTCGGCAGCCGCGTTTATTGCCGCACTTACACATTCTTGCTCGGACGTGTAATCATTGCATACAAAATCACCATGACCAGTTTTTGCAACAGTTACGATACTGTCAAATTTAAATAATTTGTCTAAAATATTTGTCCTTGATACTCCAGTACTTAACGTGATGGCCACTGTCACACCTTCGCACACCAGGAAAATGATATTGGGTCGGTAGCGTCAGCAGAGTCTATATTAATTTTGAATGTAATATCTCCGATCGTGTCAACCCAGTAATATTTACCTTTTGGATTTGAAGACGGGGTCAATAGAACGCTGGAAGGCGTGCCTACCAACCCGTGAGTAACTTCTATAGATGTAGTGGTAGCAAGTACCGAGGCAGACCCATAAGCAACGCCTATAACACTTGAAACTGTAGGAACTGAGAATAACCCGGAACCATTAAGAAACTCAGTTTCAACCCCGGGAAGTTTAGGGCACAGTCCATGTACTAGGGTGTTAGTGTCTAGGGTCGTTACGTCGGTTCCTTCTGCCAGTTCGTCTATCTTAATAGCATCTTCCCCTGTGCTTTTATGCGTGGCCGCATGATCTGGGATACTAGATGTCCCTGCGTCCCATTCCTGCACAAGATTCAGCAACCTATCTGGTTCTGAATTATTTCCAAATTGATTTTTAAATTTTGTAGGATGATCCATGTTAACTTACCTCCCATAAAATTTTCTAGTTTTATTATACAAAATCGAACTTTCAGCCGGGGAAGTAGACCGCCCAAATACGTAATATTCCCCAACTTCTCCAGTATAATATCCAGATGGAATATTCGACGTTATTCTTGCTCCAATGATAATATCAGAGGATGATTTGAATATCGAAGTGAACGAAGCATCATGAGTTTTTGTAACCGACTGTGGTATACCATCTACATCTAATCGGAGAGATCCAGCATTCCAATCAAAGCCGTATAGATGCCATTGATTGTCAAATACATTTACAGTTGTGAGATAATCGTTTGACGTGGTGGAACTATATGTGCCAGTACGAGACAACAATACTCGCATTCTTTTTTTATAATTTAATTATTTCCCATACACCATCCTAGTCTCGTTATACCATTTAGAAATTTCCGATGAAAGCCAGTCGCGATTGTATATACGAATGTCAGCGATGGAACCGCTTAAATAATATATTGATGAGTTCGCATATTGATTACCCACTTTCACAGGAACACTACTTACAAACAGCGAGGAAGGAATATTTGTTGTGTTCGTATTATCAAGTATACCGTCTAAATATATATTAATTGCCGTGTTTGGAGCAAAAACTCCTACTATATGATACCATCGGTTTGCATTTAATGTCGTAGTACCTACTACGGAAACCGCAGAAGCATTCGTACCCAAACTCGATACAACCAACGCTGCCTTGGGAACATTATTCTGGGTTTGACAGTCAATATATAAAGCATACGACCGATTATTAGCAGGATTCGTACCTTCAAATTTGCTGATGATTCCACGATTAGAGGTACCATCGGTGGTCGGAATTTTTATCCACGCACCTAGCGTAATTCCCTTCGTGATATTTAAGCTGCTTCTATTCTCACAGTTCACATAATCATCTACTCCGTCGAAACTCAGTACAGACTTTCCGTTAGGCGAGTTCTTGTACACCGCACCGAATATAGTTCCGTGGTTTTTATTACCTGACAAATCGGAAACTTTATTATCAAGTCTTCTGGACCCTTGCCCATCAATATGGAGTACAAGCGACGGATCAACTGGCCGGTAAACATGATTAATGATCATATTTCTTCCCTTGTACATGATGTATTTTGAGATGGGTCTGAACTATTTCCACAATTATGTATATATTTTTTATATGTTTTTCCTGCAAAAAAAGGCAATAATGGCGATAGTGCAGCATTACCCACCTCAGCAGAATACTCTGAAATTTCAATTCGGATAGATTGCCCAATTTCACCAGTGTCTACAATCTCTTCGATTTCTGCAAATATTTTCATAATCACACCGCATGTATCATGAAATTAACTGTTATTGCACCACTATCTGCTGCAAAGAATCCACCCACTTTTATAGTACCGTTTCCAATTCCGAGTCCTGATACTTCATACTGACGATTTGTTGCAGCCCCTGTGATTTTTGGAACAGTGAGAGTTATCAAGAGTTGGTCAGTGTCGTTAGTTCCGTCGGTTTTAACTTGATTGTAAAAGTTTAATGTAAGATCGCCTGCGGTATCTTCTGCCGGTTTAGTGACTGAAACCATACAAGTTCCAGATGCCGGTCTTGATGGTAATGTGAGTGGATCTGTCATTTTTTCTATTGTTAGTGTGTCACCTGCTGCAAAAATAAGAGAAGAAGTTATAAGCGGGGGATCTGTAGGGGATAAACCTGATGTATCCACGACGTTGACATTCAGAGGAGTCGAAACATCATCAATAACGATCATAAGATCGTCGTCGTTTGTCATTGTCCCGGAGTATGTAAAAGTGATTACAGGGGGAGCGACAGAATAAAGTGGATCTTTTGCAGCACTGCTTATATAAATATCCTGCTGTTGTGTAATATTCCGGATATACTTGATTTGCTCGATTGTAGTGCCGTGGTACGGAGTCAATAGCGTTATCGTTTTTGCGGCTGCATCCAATTGATAACATGTAGACGGGATTATAATTTCCATTTTCTATACTCTCCAAGCTTTTTTATTAATTTGTCTTTTCGCGTGGAGAGAATCCAGTCCTCTCCCTCAATTCATTGTCGTCAATTACTCCAATATTCCTCATTTCAATGAGTACATCAGGGGATAGTTCAGGCAGGCTCAACTCTTCGAAATATATTTCAACTGATTCGGGATTCTTACCAGCCGCTTCTTGTCTACGTGCCAGCATTTCTGAAGCTATGCTTTCACAAAAAACAGTCTGCAATCCTTCCAGAACAACCATCCTATCCGCTTCTGATACATAGCCAGCTGCATAAGTGGACCCCTTACTATCTCCCATTGATAGAGGAGACTGCATCAGGCCAATTTCAATATCAGTTTCTAAAGATTTTTTAAAGTTTAAAACGTCTAAAGAACCTTTAGCGTCGATTGGTACAACACCAATGCCGTAAGCGCAGAAATCCTCATTTTCAGAAAAGTTTTGAGATTCTGCCATGAAATCTTTTATAGCCTTGTCTGCTTTTTCGTATGTTATCATGTCACGTTTTACTAGGTCTTCCAGATATTTGAAATCGTAATGATACCGGCCGTTTCCGTATTTGTGGACAAATGAGACATATCCATCATTTATATTTAACAAGTTCCTGATTGGCAACTCAACGGTTTCCATAGGAGACATGCCATAGATACCATACGTTTTCCGGTTCTTGACATCCATCTGGACACCGGACCACTCTTTATACGAACCATAAATTACTTCATCGGGAGTGTAAACGTGCCTGTATTGCTGGCTGCCCTCGTTGATGACAAACTGCGTAACTTCAGGCTGTAGAATATTGTAATCGTTTCTGGCGTCCGTGTTCCCCGGCGTCTCGCCTTCCGGGAGGATCGTAACATTTGGCATCAATAATGGGAAAAACTTTATCGTATCTCCGGATCGGCCCATGGTCTTTGATACAAGAGTAGTGTCTCTACAAAATAATCTTGAATGTGTAGCGAGTTGAGAAGAGAAATGAGTCTTTTTAGCCCACAGTTCAACGTCCTTCAGGTCGCTCTTTTTTTTGCTGTCAAAATGCATTCCCTTAATAAGAGACAGACTCAGTTTATCCAGGGACACTGAAGCGTGTGGAGTTGCCCCGTCCAACTGTTGATAGTATGTGAATCGGTTGGCGGTATCAAAATCTTGCAATCCACCTATAGTGGTGGAGATGTCCTTTTTAGTGACGTTTCCGACAGACGCAGTTATCCGGAATGGGTTTGAGTTTTCGGGCGTGGCTGCGTTAAGTTCGACCATTTAACCACTCAGTCTTTTATAGCGTCTGAAAACTTTCTTCCAATGACAGCGTAATCATCATCCGAGAGTTCCCCGTCTGCTTTCCTGAGTTTAGTTTCGGTCACCAGGGCGTTAAACTCGGCAGGTGTGACGTTACCGAATATGTCACCGACTACACTTACAGTATCAGCAGTTGAGTTGATCCGGCCTATAAGGAGCTTGAGTCCCGCTATAAGTTCCACAAGTTTAGCTTTACCTTTAGTCCCACCATACCCCAGACCTGCAAGACCCAGGGCAGCTAAAGCCCCCTGAATTAGAGTATCAGAATTTAGTACAATTTCTCCAGTTATAATAATCACCAGTTAATTTTATTTAATATTGTTAACGGCGTTAACTGATATAAAATTATGCTTTTATTTAAAAAATGTGTATTTTATGGGGAAAATTGAAAGAAAAAAGAGATTTTTAAGGAAAAAAGTTAATATGCTCAGGGCAGGATTCGAACCTGCGAACTCCTTCGAGACCCGATCTTGAATCGGGCGGGTTTGACCACTTCCCTACCCATGCATTATGAAAGTGGATAGTTAACGTACTACCCAAACGAGCAGCGTTGTTTCTGCCCCGCGCTAAAGGGCATATTATAAGATACTTTGAAACTATTTAATAATTTCCTTAATTGTTACTCCGGCGGGGAGTTTTACCACGATCCCAGCTGCACAGTTAGGGTCAGTATCCCAATAACTGCCAACTTTCAGAATGATATCATCTATAAAATGTTCTGGCATATTGTCCAGATGTTCGATGATATTCATTATATGCCTAATCGGACTTGCTCCAGGTGATTTAAGATTTTCATCAAATGCTATTGTTAGTTTCCATTCGTTGATCTCGTCTATTTCAGGCTGCGACCATACAGCATAAGACACGGGATAAAATTCAAGCTCGATTGCTCCAACTAGCATCGAAGCAGCGTTTAAATGGTGTTGTGGGAAATCATCACTCGGTTTAACAGATACCATTAAAAACAAAACTCCTCGAAAGAGAGGGCCTTTATCGCAAGACCCAAGCGAATGAAAACAACATAACCCGATTACCCCCGTCTTAGATCGGGAGCAAAGACAGAAGCATTAAATAAAATACAGTTAAACTATTTAATATTATCTTGAATAGAATAAAAAAACGATTACACCACGAATGCGATAACGGAGATCCCTACATACGGTCCCACCCGCATATAGCAGGGGCCCCCATATCGTGAAAAATAATGTCCATTACTAAAACTGCGTTGTAATATTTAAATGCTCCGGTTGGTATTATTCCCCTTTACTCAAATCTCTTATTTTTCCAATTGGAGGTTTTTCTACCGGAGTCCATTTTACAATCATAATTACATCTTTATTCCTATTGTCGGTCCCACATGACGCAGGATAACCCCTATTATCAGTGTGTGTTTTTATGACCTGATCACCAGGATTCACCTTAATCCAGTATTCATCATCACTTATTTTTATAAGATCGCTGGATTTCGAGTAGAAAGTATTATTATGTAGATTTAGACTGTATGTATTCCCTTCGAAGTTCCATCCTTCGTTTTCATCCCTTATGACAATCGAATTTCCGATGTCAATTTTTGACTTTTCAATTTCATCTATGAAAAGATCAGGAAGGTTCTCAAGTGGCAATAGTGTAATTGATTCTGTAATTATTCTGGGGATTAATGGCTCATCGCCTAGCGACGGGATCATTTTACGAACATACTCATTGAAGTTTTCAACCATGTCATTGGATATGTTTCTGATTGTGGGGAGGTCTCCTTTATATACTCCGAATTTGTCTACATATACACATCCACCCAAGCACTCACTTTTGCAGTATAGATAATAATGATCCCCGGTTTTATACAAGGTTCCGTTTATGAATGGCATTATTTCAGAATCATTTTCGATATCACATTCTATATTTTCAATAGTAGCTTTAATATTAATCACCTATAAGTAACATATACAGTAAGGTATTTAAAGCTTACCGTAGAATTATCTTGCTCTTGTTCCAAACATCTTAGTCAAGTCAATTTTCTCATCCCAGAATGGATTATCAATTACAACACCGCAACCGTATGATACCACGTCGCATATATCATCGTGCGCGCCATTGGGGAAGCCAAGTAACTCAGCTTCAACGTCGTGAAGCCCATTAAGAGTATTTAGGAAATATACACAACCTGCAGCTATCCTCGTTGCTGCAGGAATAAACCTTGAAACTTTATCCGTATCAGCTTTTAATTCTTCAACCGGGAGTCCTTCGCGAACTAATAACTGATATAGAGATTTGCCTATGCCTGCAGATTCAACATACTGTTTTAATCCGACATTGAAAGGTTTCCATTTTAGATATTGCTGTCTAAACAGAGGCACTTGATCCGGTGTTTCTAATCTTGTTCTAATCAGATCCACTAGTGCCAAGTCGTTTTTTGGAGTTTGTACCCATGTACCCAAGACGAAATAATCTGCGGATGTTTTAGTACTGGCGGCGGGATCACACGTTTGAAAGACCCTACATTCCGAAAGCAAATACCGTTTATCTCCTCCAAGATCCAGTATTGGTCCTTCAAGTGAGCAGTATTTAAACTGTTCTTTTTTAACTAGGTTTCCTGCTATTGCGCTCGGGCGTTGTTGGTAGAGGGAGAGCCAGGTATAAACGGGTACTGTAGCTTTTATTTTATTAAGTATGTATTCAGGGAATTTTTTTACCCACAGTGATTCACCTGGGGCATTTCTCCTGTCATATTCAGGGATATCTTCCTCGGATATTGCAGGAAGGGTTATTATTTTACATTTATCCGTGCCGATAACATTCTCAGATTTGTCTATTATTCGTCCAATTAGATCATCTTCATTCCACCGAGTTGCCGTGAGTAGAATGGGAGCGTTATTTTCGCGCCTGGTTAAAAATACATCGGTATACCACTCATAAGTTTTGTCACGTATTGTTATACTTTCAGCATCTTCACGATTTTTCGTCGGGTCGTCTATAATACCTATCCCTGAAAATCCCATGCCGGTAATTCCTCCACCTACACCACACGAGCGATAAACACCTTTATGATTAACAATCTCAAAAATATCAGAATTTCGTAAATAAGTTCCCTGTGCAGTTGTCCGGACATTAGAAGAGTTTAATTTAGTTTCTGGAAAAATCAGAGAATACGCCGGCTCATCAACCACGCGCTGTACATCTCTGTTCATTCGGCTGGAAAGATCAGCACTATAGGAGCAGGCTATAATACTTGAATCTGGATCTTTACCAAGTTTATAAGCTGGTAATCTCCTTGAAACTATCTCGCTCTTCCCAAATCTTGGAGGAGTTGAAACGATTAATAATTCGTATTCACAATTGAGAAGGTTATCAATTTCATTGCATATTAACTCGTGGTGCCAGTTCGTTTCATAATCAGGTTTTGTGAACGTTGTAAAATTAATTAATGATTCAGTAGCTCGTTTCCGTCTCAACAACTCTTGAAGGATTTCCTTTTTTGAGAACGTGCTATCAAGTTGAAGCATTGATCATCCTCAATAGCTGTTCAGTAGGAATATCCTCAAGCTTCATTGCATTGACGTTATTTATTGTAACGCTGGAATTATTAGAGAGCTTGCCGATCCGCTTATCAAGAGCGTCCAGTGACTCCGTGGCTACTTTGTACGCCGCAATCTTGTCACGGTCATACTTCGCCTCGCCTGCAAGTACCATAAGACTTTTAATAATCGTCTTGCGATCTTCAATTGTGGAAATCTCAGCCTCGGCGACAGCAACCTTAAGCTGTGCGGTTTTCTCAATAACCTCAGCGTTACACCTGGCCTCAGATCCCAGGTAATGAAATACCATAGCTTTCGTTATAGTTTGTCCAGATTCGTTAGATAACGTGTCAGCTATCGAGGAGAGGGAGACATCGGCGTTGTATAATTCCCTAGTTCTCGATTCGAGACCGTATTTTATGATTTTCGTTTGTGGAGGCATAATATGACGTTATATATTCGTTATATAACGATAGATTTCATAATATAAAACAGTTAACACCGTGAACAAAAAAAGAAAAAAGAAAATGAAGAAATTAATTAATCTTAAATTTATCAAAACCCAAAGCTTTCTTTACTTTCCCAGACATCCCACCCTGACGGCATCCAGTCTTATTAAAAACGACATCCTTACCGTCTTTGTCTTTCATCTGGATAGAATAGCCAATTGATCCGTCACTCATAAGAGAGATTGTAGCCATGCCTTCATGTTTTGAAATAACTTTAGCTTTATCTGTTAGTTCTCCAGTCATGTATACCTCTATGTAAGTTATTATATTAAAATGTTCACGCTGTTAACAAAAAATCATAAAAAAAAAGAAAATTAATTGAAATTAGAAGCACCCATTAGAAACCGCTATACTGTAATTTTCAACGTTCCCTTCGAAAGGTCCAATAACTTTAAAACTCCATACATCACCAGATTTCAAGTTCTGTACATTAGCCAGGGAACTCTGTAAGATCACACCATCCGCATCTTTGAACTGTGCATCTACTTCAGCATATCCTAGATCCTTATTGGCTTTTGCAGTTCCGGTTATAGAGTATCCTCCATACTCTTCTTTAACAAGTTTGCTATCGAGTATGGTTAATGGTTTCTCTTCAATCACTTGTTTTACCGGGGCAGGCTGAGAAGTATCTGTTGCTGTGTTGTTGGTTCCTGAACATCCTAGAGCGAGTAATGCCAGAAGGATTACTCCGAAAACTATGTATATTTTTTTCATAAATTAACACCTGGTAGCTGTATAATTACAAGTTTATGATATTCGGTTCGTACAACTCCTTCATTACCACTGATGTACACAACTTCACCTTTTACAGGAAGTTTTATCTTTACTGGTTTAGATGATGATAACTCATCTAATTTATCCAAGCATTGAATTAAATATGGATGCCCATTTCCGGGGGTTCCACAAGTGCAATGGATGGATTTATCGAGCCATGATCTGAATTCTGAAAGTACCTCTTCTGGACTACGTTCAGGAGTATCTGGGACTATTTCCCAATCATCAGCCAACACTTCAGTTTGAGTAGGATTAAATAACTGAGTTCCATTAGTCCATTGGTCAAAGATTATTTTCTTATCAGGATCATAAAATAAATATGCGGTTTTATCCCACGTGGGCCGTCTTATTTTCTTATCGTCTTTCAGAGCTTCTAAAGCTTTTCCGAAATCCACTATATCACCTATTAATTTCATCTATACTTTTTTTCATCGTTTTCCAAACTTTCCAGAATATGAACACACATATGAAAAATATACACATCGCAGCAAAGATATAAAACCCAACACCAGCCGCTATCAAATACAAAATCGTACTTATGATTCCCATTTACTCATCCTCAATTTTCCTTACAAATACCAGAACTTCATACTTTTCATAGTAAGCTTTTCCTGCAAACACATTACCGGATTTATTAATAGTTCTATCAGGCAATTCTTTCCATATGTCTTTATCTAAATAGTGATGTTCGCCTGGCATAACATATAATAAGCAATCATCATATATAAATGTTCGTTGCCATTTATATTTTAATATCATCTCCTATAGGTCCCTCAGCATTAACCGCCATTATCAAAACATCCAATCGTTCTCTTGATTTCTGCACAAACTCTAAGTTTTTATACTGTTGAGTTTCTTGTTTTTTGTTCATATTTTGGCCTCGATTTTGCATTTTAAGGATGCCCTGTTAAACATCTTTAAAACCGTGTCATTGATCCTAATTTTAATTTGAGACTGTTTATAACTTAATTTCCTTTTTCTCATTATATCATAATAAAACTTATATTCCCAAGGAGAAATAGCACATTTACGATAAGCATATTCAATTGTAGCGGGATTCAATGAGTTTGTAATGTCAGCGCGGAGCCTATGCACACACTGAAAAACTAAATCAGATTCGGTTTTCATAAATTTGTTAACACAGCAATTTCCAACAATTCTTTCGTTTCCAGTATACCGGTTTCTGATAATACAACATTCTCTTATCAAATGACCGCATAAACAAAAGTCAAGGGCCTGGTCAAATGGAATGAGATAAGAATCAATCCAATCCCATTCCATCACGGCTATATTCCAGGTTTGAGATTTAGAACATGAAATAATCTCAGTTATAAGATCCTGAAATGAAATGTAACCGCCTCCTTGAAATTTATTCATCCCAAATTCCTAAATATTCGCATCCTTCGCAGTTAACAAATTTAGACCCGTCAAGTCTTAACCTATCGCATCTAAAACGTTTACCTGGCTTAGAAACTAGAGAGTTAACCTGATAAAGCGAATATTCATAATTATAGTCAGTTTGCCCTTTGAACATCATAGCTATTTCTTCAGGAGTTGAACCACATTCAAAAAACTCTCTAGCTATAGCCAGTCTCATGAAGTGACCCTGTCCGTCAGTAAGCTGCATTGTAAGAGCGCCTTTTAGGCAAGGGCGGGCATCTGTATCAATTAAAGGAGATGTTACAACAGCGGGCTTTAAAACTACGTTACGTTTGATATTTACTCTTGCTTTCTTCTCGGTCTTATCTGGAATTGGATATTTACTTAAATCAAGAATTTCTATTTTAAGATCGTTGAAATCTCTTACAAATTCTCCATTGACCAGGATTTCAGAATGAGTTTTGTGTATCTGGTGCGTAGCAAGCGGAACTTTTACCAGGTTTCCATATCCATCTTTGCCTATCTTCTCTTGCTTCGGGAATACTTCACAATCAATACCAGTTTCCTTTTTAACATCAATTCCGAACTGTTTAGCCTTAGACCCATCAACGGGGTTTACAAAGACCCATATGTGATATGAATGAGGAGAACCAGATTTCTCAAGAATGAAAGGAACATCAGACGATTTTAAAAAGTTACACATTCTATTCATGTCATTTTCGGCTTTCTCATCTCTTGTTTTAATATCGTCTTCTGTTTCAGTTACGTTTTTCGGAGCATGAGAATCAATGTCAAAACAAACCCATTTCACAAGGTTATCAGGATTGAATTGATAAGCTCCAATTGTTGTTTTTCCTTCAAGGTGTTGTTTAATTAAAAAATCATTCACCGGAAGTTTAGTTTTAAGATAACCTCCCTTTGGATTCTGTTGAGCAAAAACATCTGTTCTGTTCAGGACCAGTTTAACAAGATCTTCGGAACTTCTTAAACAAACTCCCTTTTTTTCGCAAAATCTCCTAATTATATAATAAAATAGGAGATTTTCTGATTTTTCGGGCAAGTCTTTAGACAGTTTGTGTAAAGAACCTTCTTTAGTCATTTCATCGAAATTTTTACATTTCTTTACCAGCGGCCTCGATATAAGCCCGTTTTCGCACTTTACGTTTATAATTTTCTTCTTCCGTTCGGTGTACGGAAGGACTTCAACGGTTCGGTTGTATCCCCACGTTGTAAGAGCTTTGCACTCCTCCACTGTGCACCCCAATGCAAAAATAAGGCTCGGTGTTTTCCCCTGAGGATCCTTTACCCGGCTCCATGCCTGCCAAGTGTCACAGTGCACAGACTCATAAAGCATTTTTTTAGATTCAGCGGCGTTAGTCGTCACTACATCAAAAGAGTTAGATGGTTTATTTGCAATCCCTATCGCTATCATTACCCGCGCGTCCGATGAAACCCCCATCATTTCAGGAGCCTTGTAATAAGTGACTTCATGCGGATGCCCTGCCTCTTCAAGAGCGGTTTCTAACTTCAGTGCTTCGCGTGTATTCAGGGTTATGATTATACAGTTTGAATCTCCCCACCCATCTAAAATTTGAATTATTTTTCCTATAATTTCATCTTGCTTATTGTAAATTGAGTTGCGGCCTATAAGGTGATACTTTTTAGAATCTGCCAGTATCAACATTTTTGAATTTGTGCTCATCGGGTCGCCGCCTACCCCGAAAGATATTTTCCTAGGGGCGACTCCGCCCATAAACATTTTTCCGTAATCGTAAGAGCATATAGTAGCCGATGTTAATAGGATGCGCCGCTCCCCAGACTGCATACTCATAGTATACGACTGTATCATTTTATTTGTTGTCTGGTCTACGGCCGAAAGTTTAATTTTTATAATGCCGTTGTCTCTTATGGCCGTGACCGCCACTACGTCACTCATGACAATTGACATCATATCGTATAAATCCAGAATGTCCCTCATTTCAAGATTATACTTTTTCCTTTCCTTCGTGAGTTCGATTATCTCGTTATATGCCCCTACCATCACCTTAGTTTCGTTTTCACCGTCTACTATACCTGGGCTTGGGTTCTTGAGTGATATGTTCAGGTGGTGCTTCCAGTAGTCTTCATCCTGTGCACCGCCGAGTACCTCATGAATTGCGTTTCGAATAGCAGTTTCTTTCATCACTAGCGAAAACTGAGTTACTACCCGGCACATATAGGTGAAATCTGACATTATCGGAATGTATTTTTCAAGATTTACCCTGTTGAAAATGTGGTCATCATAGACCGTAAACGATGTACTTTCTGTAAATTGGATATCATGAATTTCATCTAAAATTAGATTCCGAACACCAGTTAAAACATCTAAAACTTGTTCAGCCTGTGTATTCGGTCTGGATATGGACGCCATCATGAGGGCAGCAATCTTTTTATATGTCACTACATACCCTTTAGCGTCTTGCTTGCGTAGTATAGCAGTTACAGCGCATTGGTCAAACTGTGCACACTGCGAGCATGACCCGGCCAATGGGAGAATAGGCAACTGTTTAAGGTCAGGGCAATCTTCGCATAGTAGTTTATTTAAAAGACATTCGTGGTTTGCCGGGATATGGATGATTTCTGCGGAATCCAGGTCTGAATATTTTTTAGCATCTGCAACAACTGTTTTGTCTGCGATCCAGTTCGTAGGGACCACGCATAAAAAAGTTTCATTTCGATTCAGAGATTCAGCCACTAACGCGGTAGTGCATCCCGCCCTAGTCGTCTTAAAAATCTCGAAGTTGCCCTCTGAAAACGCCTCATAGATATTGAATGCGGTCTGCATCCGTTTATCTTGGTTTTCTCTTGGGCTTTGCTTCAGGGTTAATTGGATCGAATCCATTTTTAACCCCTCTATAAAATAGCAGTTTCGTTATTTGTCATATTTTGGCCTCGATTTAATCGCTTTGTGGGAAAACGACTTATGAGTTGAATGTTAACATATACATCTGGATTGAATAAACATCTTCGTAACTTAATCCAGTTTCCTTCATAACTTCTTCAAACGTATGGGTAAATGGGGTTATATCCCCGTAGAACCATATAGTTTCTAGCATCTGAGCAGCTTTCTGATATCGTTTGTTTTTAAATAAATTCATGTTCAATTTTGGTTGATAACTCACTTGTTTTTCCCCCGTGCTTCTCTTCGCGGTCTGTCCCAGTATATGCTCCTGCACTGCGGGCATGTCCTCGGTCTCTCAACTATACGCGGGTCCCATATTTTCCCACATCTCAAACACTTGCAGCGTGGGTATGGCTTTGGAGGGTCGGCTTGCGGTATTACAATCACCGTATGTATGTACGGCATGTGTGTATATAAAGCTTGCTAAATCGCTCAACAACCTACCAAAATAAAAAATCAAACAGTATTAATATATAATCAAACTTCGATTATCAATAGAAACCAATGGCTGTTAACACTGTTAACAATATAAAAAAAACAAGACCGACCACATAACTATAAATACTTAGAAAACAGAAGGGTGTTTGTAGGCTGTGGGAGCCTACTAGAGTCAAAAGCAAAAAATAGGTAGTCACGAAGGATTTTCGATTGGCCTCGGTTTTCACTTCGTGACGGCCTGTTCTAATTGGGTGTTTTTTGGATGAAAATAGAGGAGGTTCCACAGAGAGGTTTCACATGAGTCTAGACCGGCACAGAGGAGTAGCTGGCTAGTCTATAATACTCTATGAGTTTATTGGATATATACTTATCCACGTGTATAAAATCTGATAAACGTTATAAATATATAATTATGAAAAATAAAAAAGTAATTAATGGTTATGATATCTTAGCTATATGCTTCCATAATTCACGTATGCTACCAGCAAAACGACATACGCAATAATTTTCACCGATTGAGACAACTAACCATGCGCATTCGTCTGATTCTGTTTTTGTCAATGTATATATTTTCTCTTCGGACTCCCCCGCGGATATCGTGACACCACTCGAAAAACAACTTGTATCTTTATCATCGTCTGTTAATTTTTCGTATAGAGTTTGTACGGTATCATCAAACGATACATTAACATCTGTTAGGTGGCAGTCTGTACTTGTAACTGCCAGAAAACAACCATCTTTAGTTTCAAATTTGCTGATGTTGAATTTATCATACCCGCATTCGTCTTTTATGATAGTTTCTTCCATATTATTACCTCTTAAACATCGTCTTCAATTTTGTCGTCAATGATGTTTTCCTGTAACAACATAGCAAGCTCTAACAACTTATTTTGGTCATCGAGAACCATGTTATACGTTTCAATCGTAACCTCACTGTTTGATGGATTCCATAGTTTAATCCCGCCCTCGTCACAGAGAACCATAAAATGTCCTCCGTTTTTATATTGGGTAAAATGTACACTTCTTCCCCCGTCACGTATTCTGGTTTCGTAACCATATTCACGGGCTTTTTGTTCAATCGGAATTAATTTTTCAATTGGTATCATTATTTTCAACTCCATTATTAAAAATAATTATTCAGATGGATTATAAACCATCAAACAATAACTCATTTTTTGAATAGTAGGATACTTTCCCTCAACACCTGGGGATATTACATTCTCCGTTTTTTCATATCCACATTTGGCGCATCTCGGGAATATCTCATATCTCCCTGGAATTCTGGGTTGCTCGATCCATGCCGGGACTCCCTGACCGTCTTCAACTTCAACATAGAGACGCTGGCCTTTCGGGCATATATAACACCTGTTTACTTTGGCCATCGTGTTCTTCCTCCCCTCATACCTAAAGTATAGCCTATTACAAAGGCTACCAAGAATATTACACACGGTTGTATACAGTTTCCAATCATGATTCAACCCTCAATAAATCATTAACATAACTTAATTCAGCCTCTAGTCGGGACTTCTTCAGTTCCAAATCTTCCGGACCATCCAACTTAAGCAGCCGCTCATAATTAGCAACACACCAAGCCTGCAATTCCGGCTTATAAGCCTCGTTAGCACTCTCCCTGCACCCTCTCCAACATAATTGAACACCCATTCCACGGAGCGTCCTTAACACGGTCTCTTTTTTCTTGTTGATTGCTCGTATCTGGTCTTCTGTTCGTGGCCGTTCCTGGAATCCATTATGGCACTTGAAATCTTTATCCTCTTTGTCAAACAGTATCAAACCAACCGGGCAAAACATATCTCCATTTCCGGTTTGTACCCGGTCATGAATACAAAATTTACATGTCTTCGGGCATGGTGGGAAATAATCAAAAAATTCCTCTTCAGTGCATTCTGCATCAATCCGGAATATCCCATGATCTTTGAACCGTTGATCTGTATTGAACCTCTTGATTTCGTCATACAGGTTGTCCCTGTGATCGTCATCTATCAGCGTGCCGTATAGGTCGTTAAGGGTCTTGCGCTCAATGCCTACCTTGTACCACCCAATTCCAGCGATACATGCCAGATAATCACATGATTGATGATATGGGAACTTTTTTGGGTCATACCTCGGCATTGGTCTTACCATATATCCTAGTTCGTCCGGTGTCCTCTGGTAGCCCTGCCCTTCGTTACTTGCTGCCAGGACTTCAGCGTCTAGTTTTGCAGCCCACCGTTTCACAGTGTCTCTCAGGAGTTTCTTCTTAGCTTTTGATGGGTCCTTCTTTGCGGAGTCATGCCGGGATTTGATTATCTGGATGTAATCAGATGCTTGTTTTGGAGCCATTATACAACCTCGCATAATCTAATTATATTCCATTGCCCCGTTTTGGGATTAACCCCAACCAACGCTTTAGTACCTACACGTTTCTTTCGGGTCCCGTGATGATTCAGGTACTTGTCTTCGATCCATTTTTTTTCTAGATAATAAAGCTCGATTCTGTAGTAAGTGGTTTCGTATGTCGCCTCGTTTCCAGGAGGCGAACATGCAGGAACCTGCCCGTAATCAATGCGAGCCATCAATACACCTGCCGTCTTCTTAGCTGAGATCTCCTACGATATACAATTTCTCGCCTTCCCCCTACCGCCGCTTTGATATCCTCAAACGTTTCTCCATCTTTTGACATTTCAGCTATCGTTCTAATCCGGCCTTGCTGTTCAGGTGGGATATTAAGTTCTTCAATGTATTTTTGCAGCCTGGATTCTTCGGCTTCTGTGAGGGGCATTTAAACCGCCTCTTCGAACTCTTCAGGGTGCTCGTCTCTGAATTTAATAGCGTGTGGGCATGACTCACACTGCCTCTTTAAATGGCAGATCGCCATACCCCGTAGACGTGGATCGCATGAAGTTATGTCCTTTGCAAACTCCCCATTTATTATCTTTCGGAGAGTCATTTTTAAGCCCCCATTGGACTAATTACAACCCAACCATGTCTATATTTTGCGAATAATGGATAATACTCCCCGTCTTCTCCCGGCAATGGAATATTAGACAGATAATAGTCTACCCTTCCAGCGATATTATCAGCATAATTAAATAAATCAACGTTGAAGACTGCCCGTTTATCATTAACTTTTACAGTTACCGTGTCAAGTCCCTTCTCAATCCTGCGATACAGCACCTTTGTTTTGTCCTGGAAATACCCCCTTACATTTTCAGGGAATAATTCAGGCCCCCTGGCTTTCATAATCACGTTATCTTCGGAAGCCAGCAGACCGTCAACGACTTCGACCATACCAGGCATCATTTGCGAATCCACCCCTTAGCAATCCCGCAATATCCCACGGAGTCAACTGAGCTTTTGCATGTTGGTGATTCCTCGTCAAACTTCTCGCATTTTTTTCTGAAAGGACATACCATTAGTAGGCCCCCTGTAAACTTTCTATGCTTCCGCAGTCTTCAGCCGGTCGTGTGGTTATATACGGTGTCACCATTGGTTTAAATTCCGCGTCCGGATCTTCGACGGTTTCTTTTTGCTCATCCGGAGCCATGACAAGCCCTTCCAAATAACTTGAGACGAATACACTAACCGCCGTGATACGGTCTATGTCCTTGGTAGTAAGCGTCTTCTGAATTTCCATCCGTCTGCGATTCTTAGAGACTCTGGAAAGTCTTTTTATTTCTTCCCATGTGGTTTTAACTGCCGAGTCGTTATACATCAGGGATATGACATCCCCTTCATTTCTCCACATTAACTTCTGATGTCCGGTTATCCTGTTCCAGATCACGCCCTTCATCGACGTGGTACGAATGACTGTGAAGGGCTCGGGTGGGCGTTTAATTAGATCGTCCTGGATACACACGCTCAGTTCGGCTGGTTCGTCTGTTGGGATGTTAGGTATGTATGGGGCGGTGTTTGATGGCAACGACATTTTTTGTGCAATTGTTTCAAGGGCCGATGCGATATTTTTAAGGGTCTCCTGCGTCCCCCTGTCTATGTTAATTTCTATAGAAAAAAGAGGCGATGTCATTGAATCACCTTAACCCCATTGTTCGTGATTTCGATAGTAAAAAGTTTATACCCCTGCCCGTAATCGCGCGATCTGTATGTTTTTACAACAACCGTTGTTTTAGTGTCCTTTTTTTCAACAAAAAAGGTTTTCAACAGCTCTTTATAATAAAATTCAGCCTTTTCCCCAAAAGACCGTCTTTCGGTTTTCGGGTCCTTATTCATATCCGATTCAGGTTGATTAATAACGATTACGAGGGACCTGTTCTTATTTGCATAACTCTTGAGATATTTTGATATGTTGATCATTTTTTGAATTGAAAGCCCCTGGTCCCTTTGATTTCCTTCACAAAATACGCTGAGTACAGGAAGCCCAAGGGAATCAATTATCAAAACATCAACTTTCTGAATCTTTTTTATAAACTCGTGGAGAGCTATAAGGTCGTTTACCGTCTTGAACTCCCCCGTCATATTCGAAGGAGTGTAAGGCATGTAAATAACGCCTGCGTCTTTCATTGCTGTCCTTTTCTTCCTGGAAATGTTTTTCTCAGTGTCAAGGTAATATACAGATTTTCCCGATTCCCTAGCTTCTAATGCCGCCTGTATTGATATGCTTGTCTTGCATGTCCCGGTTTTTCCGAAAAACTGCACCAAGTCATCTTCTACAAGGTCATATATAATATCAAGGAGTTTTACAACTCCTTTTTTTGGGGTTGGAGCAGTTTCAAATACGTCTTCTGGCGGTGAATATATTGTATTAGACGGCTCAGGTTTTTTTGATGGCTCTTCGGGTTGAGGTTTTTCTTGCTCAAACTTCTCCATTTCAGCCAGTATTCTTTCATTCTCTTCTCGTTTCCTGGCGTTTTCCTCTTCCTCATCGGTTTCCTTCGGCTTGATTCCCTGGGCAAATTCTGCTTCTGCTTCCTTCACCATGCGTTCCATCTCGATTATCTTCTTCTCTTCTTCATCGGATGTTTTAAGCTCGGCTTCATCAATTTTATCAGGAGTAGCCGAGAGTTCAAACCCCCCAGCTTTTAAATTATCAAGTGGATCTTTTGCAGGATAACCGCTTAATTTTTCCCAGTCATCCACAAAACTCTTTATAAGTACCGCGTGCTGAGGTACATCGTTCTGTTCGGCGAAATCCCCAGACTGAGAGTCAAATATTACCCATTCATCAGGCTTCTGATCCTCATCGACTCTGAGACCATAACGATTATCAAGCGCGATAGTTCCAGATTTGCGGGAGGGGTTGACTTTGAGGTTTGAGTACAAGCCTGACATATCTTTTAGTATGTTGCTCATTGCTCATCACCGCCCTTCTCTTCCTCTTCGGCGGCTGCCAACTTGTCAACCAGACTGGTATCAAAACCAGATTCAGGAACAATCACCTTGTATTTCCCGGTCATTTGTTACCCCACCCTTCGACATCTTTCTCTTCACCAGGGATATCGGCAGGGATATCAAGAGCTACGGTCAACGGCGCTTTGTCGGCAATTGCAACCAGGGCGCAAACACCGTGTTTTTTTGAAAAATATCCGCATATCTCTTTATCGCATAACATTGCATCGTCGATGCTAGCTTTGTCGGATTGGCTCAGCGTCCCCATCATACTTACCATTCTTGGCATGACAGCAGCTACAAATTTAGGACAATATATTTTATCACTCATATTTTGGCCTCGTCTATTTTCTAAAAAAATTAAAAACGTGATGGGTATATGGTTATGTGGGATACCCGCTAAATTCAAGCCCATGTGGCATTTCAGCCATGTATTATCAATGCATGAGCACTGTGTGTTAATGGGGTCAAGCGGTTCGCTTCACTCAACCCCGTGAGGTTTTACAGATATGACACTTTTTATTTTCCCTAAAAATTAAAGGTACGTTTGATTATTTCTGCAATTCCATGCTTTACTAGAGTTTATTTTTTTAGTTCGCTCGGGTGGTCCCGAAAACTCCTATCCGGATTCGAACCGGAGTCACAAGATCCAAAAACTTGTATTCTTGCCCGCTAAACTATAGGAGTACTTTGCCCCGGTAGGAGGTAAACCGGGGGTTTATCTGAGGTGTAACACAGTTTTAATGGCTTATTATTTGATTGTTTTTTCTCAGGGCCTTTGTCCCTAATTGCAATACATACTACGCACATATTCTATATAAAACTTTCGTCAAAAGATATATATGCAATTGACGCTTATATACTCGAAATGGAGATTATTTAAAATGCCAAAAATATCATTTCAAGAACGTGAAATTAAATCACGTCTCACACTTACCCGCGCCCTGAAAGAAACCGAACGCAGGGACGGGAGGTTAAATGTTGGATGTGGGACGCTTAAAGACTTTGTAGACGACGAAGACAGTATAGAAATAATTATAGTAAAAGGGGGAGCGCAAAAAGCATAAACTAATAATTGTTTGACGAAATGTTTATATACGTTTGACGTGTAGTATATATTACAGTAAGTAAAATCGAGGCGAAACTAAAATGTCAAACGGTCTTTCAGGATGCATACAATATCCACTACACGCAAAATATGATAGACTTGAGCGGATTAGACAGGCAAAAAAAGAAGCATTTGATAACTATATAAATAGTTATATCAATTGCGTGTCTCAAAAAACATGTAAATGTTCAGTCTGCAAAACCGAAAATATCCATTTTATAAAAGTTGTTCGGACTTCTAAGGGCGTTGAAGAGACCTGGCAGTGTGCGCAGTGTGGAAGGATCGTTGAGAGATTTGTTTCGAATGGGGAGTTTAGCCAGTGGTTGAATGAGGATAGGCGAAAAACTGCCTAAAGGAGACGAGGCAAATGGACTTAGAAGCAGAGGTAAAAGCAATAATCGAAAAAGAACGTCTGAAAAACATTGAATCAATAAAAGAAGACGTATACAACTTTATAAAAGAAAACAATGGGAAGGCTGATATGGTTGACGTGGCTTGTAATTTTTCACAGTTCCTATGTGATATTCCATGTTTGGTTATTTCGAAATTGATAGAAGAAGGAAGAGTCGAGAGAAGAGAAGCGGTATGGAATATACAGCCGTATAGGTTATTTGTGAGGTAATGTTATGATTTATGATAGAAACGCAGGCGTTAAAAGTATACTAGATGCTCGGAAAAACGGAGACCTGATAGAGACACTTTTAAATGGCAGTGCTATGTTCAGTCTCGTCGATGGGAAAATTACAAGAAAAGTAACACTTTAACTGAAATTAATTAATTATTAATATGAACTTATATTTCAAGTTCTAAAATCGTGTTACGCACTTTGAAAATCTGCAACTTTTAGCTATGTGTTTGTTTTATCGACTATTACAGGTACTATAGGAATACACTTGTTATGACCGAAAAGTGGACACTAAAATGCAAAATTAATATGAGAAACACATAGGCACTTTTTATGAAGGCAACTGATGATGATTTTAAAGCGAGGGAATGTATGTACTTTTTGAGGAATTATTACATAGATCTATTCAATTAACAAATGATATAACATAAGCGCAAATGTTATATACGTTGTATGTATATAGTATATTGTGCAGTGACTAAGCGGCTAAGAGGTTAAAATATGCAAAGATCTAAAATTCAAAAAAAGTTACAGCAATCTAAAGACTACCTTAACGATGCAAAAGATACTTACCAGAAGGCACTAATCGGATGGAAGGCTGCAAAAAAAGAATATAATATAATCAATAAGGGGGGGTATGATACAAGGGAAATTGAGGGAACCATTAAAGCAACAAATGAAACAATGTTTTATTGTCTTCACAAAATTACGGAATTTGAAGAGGATATTAAGCGGTATGAATCTCAGTTGAAGACGGGTTAAAATGACAGACAGAACAATTCAAAAACGTCAAGCTGCAAATACACGTCCAGCCTGTCCGAAATGCGGGAAAGATATGAAACGATCTTATGAGCATAGTCTAAATCAGAAGACAGGGAAAAAGCAATATAAAGCGAATGGGTGGGAATGTGAAGCTTGTAATATTAAGGTATGGGATAAAAAGGAGATTGTGTAAAATATGAAAAAGATAGACTATATCGAATATCCAAGAGTCGATACTTATGGTCCAGGTATTTTGATAAATTCTAATAATTCAAAATTTGAAGATGGGTTAAAAGAGGATTCAAAACCATGATTAAATTCCCCTCAACTCTAAAAGAATGTGAACAGTCTCCATGTTCAGAATGTGACGCTAAAGGTACGTTTTTTTGTTGGTATCCTGGAAAAGAACGATTTTCGAGGACAAAATAATGGCCGATGAAATTAAAGAACAAACCGAGGCTCTTGCAGCCCAACTTAAAATACTTGAGAGTATCCCAGAAGGAGACCACGACCAGCATTTAAAAGAACTTGAAAAGTATCAAGCCATGCTAAAAAAGGCAGATTTCAGCCCAGAAACCCAGGCAGCTTCTAAGAAACAGAAACTTACTATAATCGATAAAGTACTTGCTCCCCCGATTAAATGGGCTACAAGGCAAGTTAACAAAATTATTGATAAGTGGATGAGCACAACAACAGAGAAAAACAAAGGTGATAAAATTTGAATATTAATGAAGATAAATGTATTGAAATTCACATATCTGGACCCGTATTATGTTGTTCCGAATGTGGAGGAGATATAACTTCTGAAAAATTAGAAACTACGAAAACGGGAAATGCCGAAACATCGCTCACGAAAATAACATGTACTAAGTGTGGGAAAAATTGGTTTTCAGAATGTAGACGGTATGTGTTAAAATGAGTCGCCGAGAAGACCGCGAAAGACCAGCTTATCCAGGTTGGATTAAGCTGTTAGAGGCTAAAACTGAGGAACTTAAAGAGTTTTTTAAGAGTCCCATGCCATTCACGGCGCATGCGTACCCATTCTTAAAAGATGTCGCTGACATTGCAGCACACGTTCCTTATAATTATGACACCGTATACAAAGTTTGGTTAGAGTGGGATAATGATATCGAAGTTACCAAATCCATTTTTATGATGTCTTTGGGGTCATCAGTTAACCCTCTTGATATTACGAAAGATCGGATGGATTATATAATTGACGGAATGGTGTAAAATGGTAAAAGTTGAAGAAGACCCGAATAAAAAAATAGAACGTGAAATCAAGAATAACATTCGTAAAATAGAATTATGTTTACCAAGCGATTGGGTTTTTGATCGTAAATTTTCTGACAATACCGGACATTTTGAAGGGAAAATCAGTGAAATTATCAAAAAAA